AACTCAGCCGCCTTCTTCTGCATGTCCGCTTGGATCTGCTGGATCTGCACTTGGATGAGCTGCTCGTTGATGTCTGGCTTGTCGTCTTTCGGCGGTGGCTTGAACGCCGCCGGGTCGTTCCAGAACTGCGACGTGTCCTTAAAGCCGGCCAGCTCAGTCATTGACTTGAGCGTGTTGGACAGCTTGGAGATGTCGGTCAGCGGATTGACTTGGCCCATTGTGGCCAATGCTTCCTTCTGCATCTCGCCGATCTGACGCATCATCATCATGCGGTCAGTGTCAGTGCCGCGGCCGAGAGCCACGTTGACCGAGACATCCATATTCGCGTTCCAAGCGCGGGGATCAATAGGCACAAATTTGTTGCTCAGGCGAACCATGCGCGGCTGGTCTTGGTGCGTTGTGATGAGGTGCAAGATCAGCTTGAACAGGTTTTTCATGCCAGTCTCAGCAAACACGCGGGCGATCAGCTCCATGTGCTGCTGTGCGGCCGCCACAGTGGCGTTTACAGCGCCGGCAGTGCTGCTTTGGAGTGCAGATGCGTCTAGGCCCATTGAGGCTTTAGAAATGCCTGTACGGGCCTCCTTGACGTCGTCCATGTATTGTAGGACTGGGAAGGCGGCCTGACCGACAAACGGGATGCTCATTGGAGTAATTTGACCCGGCGAGCGCTGGCGGATGATGGCGCCGTTCTCGGTCGACATGCAGTCTTCGAGGTTTACCATTCCCTCGACGATAGCGAGGCGCGGGTTGATGCTCTGGCTCAGGCTGTCGAGCGTGTTGCGCATGATATTTGACTTGATGCGCTGCACGTCCATCACTGCGTCGGCCAGTGACGATCCGAAAAAGTCGTGCGCCTCCATCTCTGGGCAAAACGACACAAACGGCGACATCGTCACCGCCTCGTTGCGCAGCACCTTGTTACCGTCGCCGGCGGTGCAAATTTTACGCAGCTCGGCAATGCCGTCGCCGTCAAAGTCGACGCGGATGTAGTTTTCAACGTACAAGACTTTGCGCATCGCGTCGTCGTTTCGGGCGTTCATCTCGTTAGTCAGAGCCGGGTTACGCGTGCGGCGCTCGACGTTGGTGTTCATGTCGTCGTGAGCTGAGGCCAGCCCCTCGACGTCTTCCTCGCGGTAGCCCATCGCGATCAGCTCCGAAACCGTGATGATGCGCCGGTGCGCAACGTAGTCTGCGGTCTGGATGTCTTTCGCCTCACGCGAGATCAGGAACTCTTCTGGCGGAACCGCCTCGACCTGCACGCGACCATCTGGGCGCACATATTCGACTGTGACGTCGTGGATCTGCGGCGGGATGATAAAATCGCCGGTCTGCGGGTCGATCTGAGGCTCGCCGATCATCTCCGACTTTTGCACAGTGATCTGCGCGTCCGTCTCGGCGGCGAGGGCCGCGAGGGCGGCGTCGTCGAGGCCAGTCAAGTTGTACGTCTCAACTTCGGTTTTGTCTTCCCAGAAACACTTGATGATGCCGACCTTGCGGATCAGAGCATCCTTGAATGCGGCCTGCATGACCAAGAAGCCATTGTTGTCGCCGTTCATAATAAAGTTTGCGTAGTCTGTCGCCTGCTGTGCGGCCTCGACGTCTTCGGGACCGGTCGGGATGTATGACACGCTCTCGTCGGAGCCGTGGAACACACGCATCAGCGACGGCATGACCGCGTTGACCGTGTCGCGCACGTCCATGCTCACGACTTGGCTGCGGCCGTCTTCCTCGTTGCCGAAAGGCTCGCCGCGGTAGTATTTGGTCGCCAGAGAGCGCGCCGGGCTGATGTAGTTGTCGATATAGTCAATCGCGTCTTCTAGCTCGCGCCCGACGATGCCCTGCAACTCAACCTCGTCCATCGCGTCCGGGTTCATTTCTGCCTCGAGCTCTGAGGCCATCTTGTCTATTTCATAGTCCATGTTTTTTTGCCTTCTCAAACTCGCGCGCATCTTCTTGCGCCTTGCGCTCCAACTCGTCTTCTAAGTCTGCCAGCTTTGCCGTCGGCCTGTGACCCAAGCCACCCGCTATTTTTGCCATTTTTGGTTCTCAATATACCTTATAAGTGATCGCGCTTCATCTGGATTTGGCATTCCGGCCGGCTCGCTAGTCCAAGTCGGCATGAGCCCAGATTTTTGATCTGCAAAAACGGTGTCAGAGGTGTTCGCGGTTCTGTTAGACATCCCAAACGGCCCAGAATTAAGCCAGCTATTCTGGCCTCTAGTCTCAGACGTCATGGCGCCTATGGCGTCAGGCGAGTACATCCGAGAGTGCTCCAGAAAAGCCCGCTCCTCGCCTTGACGCCTAAAAAACGGATTACCGGCGCCAAAATGCCCAAAAGCATCATGCACGGCTCTGAACGCGTCGTTAGCTACGGCGTCGCTTTTATCTCCGACCTTACCGACGCTTTTGAGCAAGGGGTTTTCAGCCGCATCGAAGGATGTGTTTGTGCCGAACCCGAAGTCAGTTGGGAAAACCCACAGCTTGCCGTTTTCGACAATATCCTGATATCCCATAGCTGGAGACGCCGCGTAAGGGTCGCCCATGCCTTCCTTCAAAAACTTAAACTCAACACCGGCGTCCTTCAACGCCCGGTACTGACCCATTGTCTCTTCAATCATGGCGTCATAAGCACGCTTAACCGCAGGGCCGGTGGGGTTGTGCTCCATCATATCGTAAGCGGCGGCAATAAGCCTTGCGCGCTGCTCGCTAAATGGCGGATACTCAGAAAACCCAGAGACGTCCATGTTCTGGGATTTCATGTAAGACTTTGCAGCCTCTTCAATTTGGCTCACAGGGCGCGCGTCATAGCTCTCCCCGGAAGGCATTTTGACTTTGCTGGGCTTTCCAGTGGCGCCCTTGTATCCCTGAACGTCCTCGAGTTTCTGGCCTATCATATACGCAGATGCGGCCTGATTTCCCAGAGACCTTTGACCTAAAGCAGAGCCAGCCGCTTTTGCGCCTGCTTTCAACGCCTTAGTTCCAGGAAGTGCCATCGCAGCGGTTGACATAAGGTCAACGTAGCGCGCGTCGTTTGCCTCCTTGATCTGATCCGGGGTGGCGGTGGCCGGCGTTACGCCTTCCGGCAGGTAGTCCGCCGCCGTATTCGTCAGAGCGCGCTGCACGGTGCCGGCGGTGTCGCTCACGACGCCCCGCACAGTGCCGACTGGATCTGCAATTGCCCCGATCATGCTCTCGCCAATTGCCTTATTGACGGCCATGGGGTTACTTCGCACTGCGTTAATGAGGCCCGCTCCACCTTCGGCGGTGACACGGCCCATACCCATTGCGTCTCTAAGTGGTCCTCTCAATCCCGGTGGGACGAATTGCATTAAGTCTGCCATTAGTCTAGTAATCCTCTGGGTCGCATGCGTGGGCGCGGCGACATGGTCACAGGGTATGTGTCGCCGGTCGCCTGAGTGTAGTATTGGCGCACGTTGCTGACGTAGGTGCGATCATCATCGTAGGGCAAGTTTTCGTATTTAGCGCCGCCAGACTTTACGGCTCCGGGGCCGGCGGTGTAGGCAGCTACAGCCTGATCGACGTTGCCGTCCATTTCTGCCAGCATCGCCGCTAAATATCTAGACGCGAACTCACGGCTAACCTCTGGAGTGTCAAGTAACTCTTTCGCCACATCTTCTGTGCGATCAAAAGGGCCAAAGCCCATCTCTTCAGCAACGTCAAATATATTGCTGGCTCCGCTTCTTTCGTACCCCGGCTTCATTGCTGTGGCGGGTTTTACCTGCATGATCCCGCGGGCTCCGCTCTTCGGGTTCACCAGCTTGTCAAGGTCTTCCGTCGGGGCGTTTGGGTCGTCGCGATTGCGGCTGCTTTCTTGGCGTTGGATGGCGTCAAGCAGCGACTTAAAGTCCAAGTCGGGCATTAGTTTTTACCCCTGTGCATGGCTTTGTATTTTTCGAACACGTCCATCATTAGATCTCGGTTATCTCGGATGCCATCAAAATCGGGGAAGGCCATAGTGGATTCTACAAACGCGTCAAACTCTCCACCCGGCATATACATTGGATCGCTGGGCTGACCAGTGAACGCTTCAAGCTCTAAGTCTTCGCTGGGATCGAGCACCACTTCTCCAAACGTATTTTTTGGGAACGAGGGGCCGATGTCTGGAGTTGCCAAGAGCGGCGCCGGGGATGAGCTGTATTGAGCCTCCATGCCCGCTGGAAGTCCGGAATATGTAGGAAGTATTGACGTCTCAACCGGCTCAGGCGTGAAGCCCATAGGCGCTCCGGTCTGAGCTGCGGGCGCTGGGGCGCGGCCGGCGTATGCCGCTTCTGCGGCCCGGTTGGCCGCCAGTCTGCGGTTCTGCATATTTGAGAGCGCGGTCAGGGCGCCGGCGCCCGGCCCGGTGCCGCTCTGCGTGTTCATCGTGTAGGTCGCGCCGCTGTCAACTGGCCGGCGCGTCATGTAATTGAGCATGCCTCCAAATGGGACAAAGTCTGAAACGCCCAGCTTGGAGCCGCCGGAGAATAGACCCGGCTCTCCGAATATACCCTGAGACGGACCGGGGTTGCGGAATGTGCTGCGGTCGCGTGCGCGGGGGTCGCCGCCAACAATTCTATTGAGCAGGCTCTTGAAGCTCGGGCTGGATGCGGCGCGGGCGCGTTCAGCTTCCTGACGCGCACGATTGCCGGCGACGTATCGCGCGTCGTCGGTGGACGGGCTGGTGCTGCGAAAGTTGGGGGTTCGCCCGCTCGCCGCTGCGTCGACCATAGCCCTGTGAAAATCGCTGACTGCCATATAACGCCCCTTCGTCCCTCGTTTCTCCCATAATACAGTAAAAACTCGTTAAAGTAACCCCGCAGCCACAAGGGAGGATGCGGCCGCGGGGTGAGCGTAAGCGCTCGATCTCGGCTGGGTGGATAGCCGTTCACACGGGCAGGATAGCAAAAAAGTTTGCCGGTGGCCAGATTATTGCATTTTAGCGCTTGTAATCCGCAGATGTTAACATTAGGTTAACTGTATAGACACAAACAAATGGAGAAACGGAAATGAAAATCACTAAAGCAAACATCCAAGCGCTCGCAACACAGTCGGTCAAAGACCAATACGCTCTTGAGGCAGACAAAGACATTTATCTGGAAAGCGTGATTGATGATGGCGGGTTTGACATAAGTCTGACAGATCGCCCTAACCAATGGGATCGCTGCATCGAATGGCTTGAAGCCGCAGTATAATCGACACGGGGAGCTACGGCTCCCCACAACGCTCTGGGAGGGCATGACATGGAATATCAAGTAAAAACAAGAGCTATCTACATGGGTGACGGCACATTCCGCGAGGAGACTGTTCGCCGCCCCATCAGAAAAACAATCACAAAGGGCAGCTACACCGCTAAAATCACGCCAAACGGCAGCTCGTTCTATGTGATGATCGTCGCCGACGACGGAAGCCAACACGGTCGCGTGTGCAACTACCCAGCCGCACGCAGCTACGCAAATGCAAAGACCGCAGAGCGTGGCGCCAAAGCCATGCTGGCCAAGGTATAACGCAACACGGGGAGCTACGGCTCCCCACTTAAACTGGGAGAAACAAAATGGAAAATTGGAAATCGCCAACGCAGTGGAGAACCATAATGACTGGCAGAATTAACTGCCCTGAATGTGACGGCGAGGGAACTGTCGAGCGCGAGGTCTGGGTCCGCCAGACGTCGTCGTGGCACGGCGACTTCGAGGATCACACCGAAGATTGCGACAACTGCAACGGCCTCGGCACTATCGAGGCGCTGGACGAAGAGGAAGAGTAATGAATAAAGATAAGAGACGCGAAATTCTTGTAAAGAAGCAGATGGAAATGGCCTACGAGATCGCGCGGATTTCCATCCAGATCAAAAAACTTCGAGATGAGCCTCCAGTTCCGGAAGGATCGGTGCCGCTGTCCATGATTGAACCGCTCATCAACGAAACAGTCGAACGGCTCATGCTGCTCAAGGAGATGAAGCAGCCCAAACAAAAGCGCCTCACGCGCGATCTCATACTCGACGCAATCGGGCACCCAAACTTAATAATCAAGCGCGTGGTGCACCGCTTCGAAAATAGCGGCCACAAAATCGGCTGGAAGTTTGTATATCTGCACCACGACCCACTAAGCAGCGCCATCCCGAAATCAGTGGGCGAACTTCACGTCGACCACCGAAAACTCAACGACCTCACGCTCGAGCAGTGGGTCGAGAACGGCCAGCTGCTGGTCGATCAGGTCGAGAACACCTAAACCACCCCACGAATATTCCGCCGGATCGGCTTTGACCACGATCCGGCGGCCGCCATCCCGTAGGCCATCGTCGTGTGGTCTCCGCCCAGAGCTAAACACAGCGCGTCGGCGCGGTCGGGAGATCGCACCCCGCGCTTCTTCATGCTGTCCTTGCTCTCCACCTGTATCTTCCCAGACGACGTAAACGAATACCTCGGGGCCACCAGCTCCGAATACAGCGCGTCATCCTTCGGTAGCGACACATCCATATTCTCGAGCCACGCCTTCGCCTTAAACCACAGCTCCGCGCGCAGGTTCAGATACGTCTGCTTCGCCACCGCGCGCTCCGACACGTTCAATCCGCGCGCCGGCAGGCCCAACTCACGCAGACGATCCAACACGCCAGCCCCGAAGCCGTTGCTGTCGACGATGATCTCGCTGGGGCGCCGGGACGGGGGCATGGCGTCGTACTCCGCTTTCACAGCGCCAGAGAGCTGCATCAGGTCCAAGTTGCGCCACACAGTCATCGGGTGAACCACCGGACCCTGCCGCTTGCACAGAACGCTGCTGTCGTCGCCCTGACGCGCCACGTCTAAGCCCCAAATGGCCACCGTATCCTCGTGCACCTTCACCTCGTTGTTGAACGCGTGCTCAACCAACGCCACCGGGATCACCGTGTCCTCCTCTGACGGAGGAAAATTTCCGAGCACCCGCACATGATACGCCGGGCTGTCCTCACCGTATCGGCGCTGCATGTCGGTGACAAAATCGTCAGACACGCGCGGGCTGTCGACGCAGGAGACGTGCATCGTGTACCAGTCGTCCCGCAGGCGCGTGTGGGTGTCGTAGAAGAAGCCAGTATTACGGGTCGGGTTGCCCGTCAGGACCGTGGTGGCGCTGTGGCCAGACATCGAGCCCGAGGCAGCCTCAAACACGGCCTCCGGG